ACAAATGATCAAGATACTACTACACAATTTGATTGTGCTGTATGGGGCAATCGTGGTGATGTGATTGCAAACTATGTAAAGAAAGGTAATCAAATTACTGTTGTTGGTCGTGGCAAGTTAAAAACCTTTGAGAGAAGGGATGGAAGTGCTGGAGCATCTATTGAGATTAATGTTGATAATTTCACATTACCAGTAAGAAGTAGAGACTTTGAAGCGATCCCTGCCTAACTTATAGGGGCATTAAGGTAGTTCACAAAAAGCCCTCTTAACAACAGCTAACACTCCCTAGTTAAGACTGAATTTTTTGTTCAATAATCACCTTATGTAAGACCCCTTTTTTTATTTATGACAACAAAGGAATTATTTTAAAATGTCTAAAGGAATAATAAAATTTGAAAAAAGTGGTTACATACCAACATCTATAGAAAACTGTCAAAAATGTGAAACAGTTTTGCATGATTACGGAATTTATCTAAATTCTGATCCAGATATTGCAAATGAACATGAAGATATTTTTAAATATCTAGGAGAAGAGGGTTTAAAAGAAATATATGAAAAACAAGGTAAGACTAACTATGCAGTTCTTCCGAAATATCCAAATGCACCCTTTATTATTTTTAAAAAAGAAAAAAAATGACAACAGCCGAAAAGATTACCGCAGCAAGAAAACGTATTGCTGAATTAAAACGACTCATTGAATTATGGACACAAAAAAACTAATAGAAAACTACCAGCACCAGCTTGCAGAATTAGACAGACAATACTGGTTTGAAAATTTACCTTTAAAAGAATTTATTGTTAAATCAGACGGTATTATTAAACGTATGAATGAATTAGAAGATGAAAAGAGAAGAACATCCATCTGGCAAAAAATTAAAATTTTTGCAAGAAAACAGAAGAAAAAACTTAGTAAGATTATTACTTGATGTTGAACTTCGTGGTGTTGAACATAGAGTTCATATCACCAGTGATTCAAGAGCAGACCTAACAGTAAATGATGGGAACTGGATCAATGATCATATCAGGACTGCTATTATCAAACATAACTATGAAATCAATAAGATACCAAAACTACAAGTAAAAGATTTTAGTATCAAGGAAATTAGAGCTTACGAAAACTCAAAATGCCAATAGGACAAAAATTTCAAATCAATCAATCTGTAAAAAGAAATCACACTATTGGATATTCTGCTAGTAAATATAAACAGTATGTTGGAACAGTTAGAGAAGCTTTGACAAGGAAGAATAAGGTTGGAGTTGCTCAGTATTATTACAAAGTTTTTTGGGAGGATGGAAGATTATCTGAACACGCTCAACATAGTCTTAAATCTATCTAATAAAGTTTTTTTAGTTTTATACTTTTTCTTTCTGATTTTTTTTATATCTTTCATTTCCTGTACTGTAACTATCGCTTCAAGTTCTACAAGCCGACCAAGTAAAGATGCAAGAAATACATCTTGTTTCATTTGATGCCTTATAAGGTGAGTACAATATCTTTTTATATTATCGTATTCATCACTTTTCATGATTTCCCTACACCTCATTTCAACTGAAAGTTGAAGTTCTGGAGGTGCTGGTTCAATTTCTATATTAAGAAATTTTTCTGGGTTCATTTTACTGGGAAGAGCTTTTCTTCAATCATCTTGACTATCGCATCATCAACGTCATTATCTGATTTTGCCGCAAGATCTTTTAAGAGTGATAAACAGGCTTTGCGTAAAGATTCTGATTTTCCGAACTTAATGAAAAGATTTATTAGAAATTTTGACATTTGTTTGTGTGTTCTTTTTCAAACATACCAAACATTATTGAATCTTGTACCTCTGGCATTGCTTTAATCTATAATTATCTCTATTATTGTAAATAAAAACGTATTATGGCAGAGAAAATAGCCGAAAAAGTGCAAATAGAGGATGAAAAACCAGATTATCAAGAAAAAATTACTTTTTTAGTTTCTACAGTTGCACAAGGTTTTATTTTAACTTGGTGTTTATTAGTTTTATCTCTTGGGTATGTAAAACTGCCTAATAAATTATTTGGTTTAGACATACCAGATCAACCTAGAGTTGATAGCACATTTGCTGCTGGTTTGTTAGGGAACATTCTAGGTGGACTTGGAATAAGTGTTAATGCAGCACAGGGAGCAAAGAAGAAAAAGAAAGAGAATGAAACAGCAGCAACTAATAATACAAACTCAAATGGAGAACAAATTATAATTATTAGGCAGCCTATTGAGTTGATAACAAACAAACCAGAAGTTATCAAAGTTGACCCTACTAAATCAAAACCATGAAAAAATTTATTCCGCTTTTACTTTTGATTTTTAGCCCTGCTTCATATGCAGATATAACTCAAAAGTTCACAACATCTGCACAGATAAGTGTAGATATGCCATACAGCGTTACTAATAAGCTTGGTACGACTTATTCAATATCTGGTAACAATATCACTCCATCTGTAACTAGTGGAGGCAGCACTACCTCTGGTCAGATTGGAGGACTCAATGTTTCAAGTTTGACCGCAGGTGTGCCAGCCTTGATTCAAACTGACAAAGCGATAACTACAGCAGGGTCGGCCTTCAGTCTCACAGAAGCGGTAACAATAGGAGATGCTACACCATCTGCTGTTACTCCTTCTAGTGGTATAGCAGCTTTACCTCATTTATCTGGTCAAACTACTGTTGGCTCTGGGGGTACTCTTGGGTCTGGAGCTATGACATCTCTTTCATCAGGAGTCCATACTTGTAGCGGTGCTTTCGGGTCAGGTTCTAGTTGCATTGGATCTACTACTGTCCAAATTACCATTGACTAAATTTTGGCTGTTATTAATAATATTATTCCCTGTCAAAACTCTTGCAAATCCAGTAGTTCCTACCTTCAGAACTGGATCCTCAAGTACAAATTCCACCAGCCAATCAGTAATAACAGAATCAATAACAAGTTATCAATATCGAACTGGATATTCTCTGAGTGTTTCAGGTACAAATATAGAGAGTGCAGATGTTAATGGGTACATTAATTCGATCCCAACAGCAGAATCTACTCAAAGTGTTAATGGCATTAATTTTTCATATACAAGTCCTAGTCTTGAAGGTGTGCCAAGATGGAAAATAGTCAACCAAGGCCAGCCATTTTCTTTAGTAGAAACAGTTATTGGAAGTGGAATAGACACAATAACAAAAATAGATCGAGTAATAAATACAACCACAACAACTTCCGTAGAAACTACCTTTGGGCAATAGCTCTAATCCTTTGCCCTACAAAGGTTTTAGCTAATACAACAGTTGCAAGTCCTAGCAGTAATGCACAAGGAACTGTCAACAATAATGCCACAATGATTGCTCCGCAAAGCACTCCACAATTTAGAATGTCACAAGGTATTGTTTGTTCTTCTCCTAGTCTTACGATTACTCCTTATGTGACAGATGCTTGGTCATTCAATCGACCTATAGAAACTGTTACAAGACAGAATATTTACGATGAAGATACTGGAGCGATTAAATATGTGCAGGAGACACCAAGATTTGAAAAAGATAACTATAACTTGAACTATGGGATCTCAGCACAGATCAGTATTCCGTTAGGTAAAGCACCTGAGTTATGTTTAAAAGCAACAGAAGTAAATATAAAAAATCAAAAAATATTATACGAAAAGACAAAACTAGAACTTGCATTATTTAGGCTAAAAGTATGTGGAGAACAGGCAAAGTTAGGAGTACAGTTCGTTGGAAAATACGCAGAGATTTGTGAAGGGATAAAAGTAACAGTACCACCAAATCAAGTTATACCACATACGCACGAAATTAAGACTGATTAGTTTTCTTCTTTGATGTTACCTTCTTTATTAAGTTTTTTACTATAGGTTTTACAAGGTTGAGAATAATTGGTGTAGTCGCAGCCACAGTAGCGATAGCAGCAGTAGAGATAACAGTAGAAAATTCTGGGAGGTACTGATCTTTGAAAGGAACGTCCTCATACAAAGTGGTGCAGCTACTACCATCTTCGCTTCTTTTATGACCTATGACACGTTCTAATTTTTTTTCGTTACGAAAATCTCCAACTCTCTGATCTTTTTTACTAGGACATTCTACAAATACATCTTCTTTTTTTTCATCTTTTGGTATCTCTGCTTGAGGTGGTTTGCCTTCAGGTAATTTTTCAGGTTCGTCATTAACAACGGCAGCTTCCTCAACAATAATAAGTTGATCTGGTTGATAATTTAAAGGATTAAAACTTGGAAAAGGACAATTTGATATAACTCCTCTAGGATCATCAATTATAAGATTTCTATTGCCTGTATTTTTTGTATCTCGATGATGATAAGTACAGCCTATAACCTCTACATTCGAGTGGTCATAATTAGGCAAAAAAGTGTAAGGTAAATGAATCTCAGGAATATTTATTTCTGGTATTTTTATTTCTGGTATTTCCAATTACAATCCAAGTTTTTTAGGAATAGCTATAGATGGGCCTGTTGTTTTTGGTAAACCTTTTTCTAATACGTTAGGCATCATACCTTTTACGTTGCCCATGACTTGATTCATAATCTTTGCTTTGAACTGCTCAGATGTTACATACTTATATCCAAAGTACCCTCCCCCTATAACTGAAGTTACCATTATGAATGAGAGAATACTCAAAACATTAGCTATTTTTTGAAACATTTTATGCTTAGAGAAATTTTAATAAAATTAGCAGGGCCACTTACGATGATGACTCTGTTTTTAATTGCTGCTCTTCTTCCACTTTATTTGATGGCTGGTTTTCTGAGGATGTCGCTTGAGTCTCCAAAATCTGCTCCTCAAGGATCTTCATTGCCCCATTAACTTCATGTAAAGCAATAAATAATTGCTCCCTTTGTTGAGCAAGTTGCTGTAATCTTTCCTGTAAATTCATAAATTAGTAAAGTTTTTTACCATCAGTAATAGCTTTATCTATATCTGTAAAAGATTCAGATGTCCAAATAGAAGTTGTTTCATCAAGCTTTTTGTAAGCTTTTATTACTTCTAAATGTTCAACATTACGTTTGATCTTGTCTTTGTAATCATCATCAGTTTCATCTGATGTCTTGGCGGTGTTGATGACAGTTACACTATCACCAGCAGCAGAAAAGATTGCTTTGATTTCATCTGCGGTTTTTTCTTCCATAATTAAAAATTAAGTTACCTGTAGTTTACCCTGCTTCGAGGGCTGTGACTTTTGCTGATAGTTCTTTAATTGCATTTACTAGAATTGGCACCATTCTTTCATATTTCATTCCATAACTCATCCCATCCTCTGTGAGATTACAGATAAGTGAATCATCATTTGATGAACCATAGCCATTTGCTTTTTCTACTTCTAAAGCTTCCTGTGCTAAAAATCCTATATGTAATCTTTGTCTTTTCTTTGATCCGTCTGGTGTTCCATAAGGTTCTTCATCTGTTCCATACCAAGTTCTTCTATCCCATCTGTATGTAACTGGTCTTAAGGCATTGATCCAATCTAAACCAATATTGAAATTTGTAACATCTGTTTTATCTCTTGAATCTGAGGAAGATATTGAAGTATCAGCACAGAATAAGTCTGAAATGCTATTATTACCTAATACAACTGCGTTGCTACCATTAACAATTCCACCCGAAGGACTATCTGATCTACCAGCATTGTAACCTAAACAAAGATTATTAGAACCACCTACTATTTCAAAACCAGCAGTTACACCTATTCCAGTGTTTTGAGATCCAGTTGTGCAAGATCCAAGACTACTATCGCCCATAGCTGTATTTCCATCAGCAGTGGTATTAGATCCTAAACTATTTTTCCCTGCGGCTACATTTGACGCTCCAGTAGTATTAGCATCTAAAGCAAGAGAACCTACAGCTACGTTTGAAGCTCCAGTTGTGTTTAATAGTAAAGCATCTAAACCTATTGCACAATTATTATCAGCAATAGTATTACTGCCTAAAGCATGTTGTCCAATGGCTACATTCTGCGATCCAGTTGTGTTGTCATTTAAAGCTTTTTCACCACAAGCTACATTGAAACTTCCAGTAGTATTATTCTCTAAAGCTAAAGCACCCACAGCCACACTTTTTTGTCCAGTCGTGCTTGCTCCTAATGCATCTTTACCAATAGCAGTATTGTTAATCGCTGTCGTATTAGCATCTAAAGCATTAGCACCCACAGCTACGTTTGAAGCTCCAGTTGTGTTTGCTCCTAAAGCTGCACTTCCAATAGCAGTGTTATTAGAAGCTGTTGTATTAGCATCTAAAGCAACATTTCCAATAGCTACGTTATGACTTCCAGTTGTGTTTTGTCGTAAAGCTACAAGTCCTATAGCAGTATTTCTTTCTCCAGTAGTGTTTTCATCTAATGCTTCAAATCCAACTGCAACGTTAAAAGATCCTGTGGTAGTTTTTTGTAAGGCTCCTACTCCTACAGCTACTTGTTGACTCCCAGTTGTGTTTGCGTTTAAAGCTGAAAAACCTACAGCGGTATTATCATTTGCTGTAGTATTTTCACCTAATGCAATATGACCTATTGCTGTGTTAGCTGTACCAGTTGTATTATCATTCAAAGCACCTTGTCCTACCGCTACATTATCACTCGCTGTGGTATTTGATCCTAAAGCACCTTGACCTATAGCTACATTGTTATTTCCTGTAGTGTTAGCATCTAAAGCAAAAGCACCTAAAGCTGAGTTATTAGCTCCAGTTGTATTTACTAGCAAAGATTCTCTTCCTATTGCAGTGTTATTGTTAGCAGTAGTATTTGCACCTAACGCATTATTACCAACAGCTACATTAGAGACTCCTGTCGTATTAGCATCTAAAGCAAAAGCACCTACAGCTACGTTTGACGTTCCAGTTGTGTTTGCCAATAAAGCATTATGCCCAAAACCAGAGTTGTAGTCAGCAGTTGTATTAGAAGCTAATGTTCCATATCCGAAAGCACAGTTATACTCACCTTCAGTATTAGTCTGTAAAGTAGAAACACCGAAAGCATTATTTCTTACACCTGTGGTGTTTGCTGTTAACGAACTTAGACCAAAAGCACAGTTACCAACCGCAGTTGTATTAGCGTCTAAAGCTCCACTACCAACAGCAGTATTATTTCCACCAGTAGTTGTTAATGCTAAAGAATTGTAACCTATAGCAGTATTGTTTGAAGCTGAAGTATTGGTTGTTAAAGTCTGATAACCAATAGCGGTGTTAGAATTTCCTGTTACAGCAGCATCTAAAGCAGTTACTCCAAGAACAGTATTTGTAGAAACAGAGTTTGCTCCTTTACCTATATTTATACTATTTATCGTTCCATCTAAAGGAAAAGCGGGTGCGCCTGCAAGACTAAATAAATTTATATGAGCATTATTGGCAGTATTTCTAAGCTGCATAATACTTGTAGAAGTATTAGCAAAAAACTGGCTTGCGTAGTTTGTACTAGGTGCGGATGATCCAGAACTGTTATTAGCTAAAGACTTTAAAGCATTATTAATATCTGCACGAACATTTGCTCCAGTGGAGTTATCAATTTCCATATCATGTTGAAAACCCATTTGTTAATCCAAAATTTTCTCTAAGTATATCTTAATTCAACTCTAACTACCACGTCCAAAACCAACAGCAGTATAACTAAATGTTTTATCCTGTACAGCATTTCCAGCATTAAGAAACTTTATATTAAAACCAGTTCCAGAAATGCTTGTAAGTTCAAATCTTTCATTAGCTGATAAATCATTAGCAGTAATACCAATACTAGGTAATTGACTACCAGCCCCGACACTTGTTCCACTCTGACCTGTAAAGAATGTATGGTCGAAAGTTATATCAAGTCCAGATGATGATGTACCAGATGAAATATTTGATCTTTGTTCTGTTCTTCTCTCAAGCTCTGCTGTATATCCAAGTTGATCTATTTCTATTGATTGGGCTGGATCATCTGAATCCATTTCACATCTAAATTTAAAACCTCGCCCAACATAAGTTCCATTGACAAAAGGATTAAATCTTGAAAAGTTTGCCCCATAAGTACAAGCAGTTCCGCTAGATATGGTTGCACTTGTAGCTGAAGTAACAGTAAATGTGCTTGAACTTGGTACAGAGATTATTTGATAATTACCATCTGTTGCAGAACCAGCAGTAAAATCTATTACAACAAAATCACCAACAGAATATCCATGAGATGTTTTTGTAATAGTTATGGTCGTTCCACTCTGCCCATAAGTAGCTGAAACTGACAAATCAGGATCTAAGTCAGTGGTTGCAACTAATAAAGATGCTCCGACATTGAAAGCTGTGGCTGCATCAAAATCAGTCCAAATATCAATATTACCTGTTCTTCTATCTATCAAATCATTAGGATAAAAACCTTGAGTTACAAAATGTCTACGTAATCTTAAAGGTTGTTTTCCTCCCAGATCTAAAGTATTTGCAAACTCATAAGAACCGCCTGTAATGTCAACTGCACCAATAAAATCAAAGTCAGCAATAGAGTCAAAGTCTGATTCATCATCTAATGTTACAAGTGAACCAAGTACAAGTCCATTGACATCATCACTAAAAAAACAATCTACTTTTGCACCACCGAAAGGAGGTGAGTCTGTATCTTCTCTATCTGTTAAAACTGTTAATTTTGGTAATGGATCAGGGCTTGTAACTAGAACTGATGTTTCACCAGCACTTAAACGGCCACCATCATCTTTAAATTTTAAAATATATTCCCCTTCTACAATATTTGGCACAATCGACTCGCTGACATTACCACTCAATTCAGGTAAAACGTCAACTGCATTTGTAAAAGTTCCACTTCCATCTGTGAGGTTTGACGATCTTATAACCACGTTTCCACCATGTATCACATCTACATCTGTAGATTTATCAAAACGTAATCTTACAAATTGATCTGATATTGGTTCGATGCGTAAGTTCTGCACATCTGCTGGTAAAGCTGTTTTACCAACTGCTTTAAAATCATCTATTGATGCTGCTGTGGTGCTTAATATACCTAATGCATTATATGACTGCACTTTAAATTTATAACTTCCTAACCTAGATTCAAAAAGTTCAAAATCTGGTCTTGATACTCTAAAAACTTCAACACTATCATTTTCAAATTGTGATTCAATTCTGTATTCTTTGACTCCTTGTATAGGTTCCCATGAAACAAATATTTTAGAGACAGCACGATTATTTAAAACAACAATCTGCTCTACAGCCGATAATCCTGAAGGTGGTGGCTTTACATCTAATAATGTTGTTACATTGCGAGGTTGTGCAGGGATAGTAGTATCTTCAACTTGAGCATATTTATTTACATCATGTATTATTGCTGAGACTGTATATTCAGTTTCACTTGATTCCTCAATAGAAATTACTCTATAAGTTTGAAATTCTACTGATGTATTTTCGATAGCCCAAACACTATTAGCTTGTGGCACTGCTGAAAATGCAGATGACACAGTTATTGTTTTATCAGATATAGTACTTATTGATCTAGTTTCCATAGTGCCGTCAGGTAAAACAACAGAAAGAGTTGCAGCATTTTCTGTAGTCAAATCTGTATTATTTGCATCATCAACAATAATCTGTGTAGTTGAAACACCTGTATTTATACGTCCACCTCTACGAACACCAGCCCTCATTGAATCAGCTATACCAATTATCATTGAAGGTCTAACAATAACACCAGCTTCCAATGTCGTTGTAAAGCTACATATTTCTGTTTCTCTTAAATTTGTATATAAGAACCAACGACCTAATCTATTTGCCTGACCTCTTGATGTACAAGCAAAAGCTTTAATTGTTTTTCTGGTTTTGCCATATTTTGAAGGGAAAGACGATAAAGCAGTTACATCACTAGCTGTTACTAGTTCATAATCAATTTTCTGCGTGTCATTATCAAAGTAAGCTACTTCCACCTCTGTGAATTTAGTTCTCTGACCTGTTCCAGTATATGTAAATCCACTTTCAGTGACATTTGCATTTGTAAATAAATATTCTGCATCAGAAGTATTTGTATCTGTATTTGTTGGTCTATCTTGTCCTATCTGTAATGTGCCAACACTATAAAAAGGCATAGCGTTCATAACAGAACATAAATCATTTATTACTGTATAAGCGTCATTTTTTTGATTTAAAATTACATTACAACTAAATCTTGGTTCTGTTGTTCCTGTAATTGGATCTGTAATTATCTCACTTGCATATTTTGATGCTTGAAAAAAAGAAAATACATCTAATGAGTCCTCAGATACGACACCATCAGGCCCCCCAAAACCTTTATCTGTTGTTAATAGGTCATATAAAATCCATGCTGGATCTGCACTCCACTCTTTGTCAGTTTTAAAAGTACCGTTAAAAGTACCACTGTAAGAAATAGCTCCATTATCTACATCTACACTTCCGTTATGAGGAATCTTAATCTTTGTACCCTTAACTCTATACATTCTTTTAGGAAAGGATTGAAAAGATTGTGCATTAAATCTTAATGCAACATAAGCAAAACCTTGATATGCTTGCGATTCCGTAATTATTGTTGTAAAAGATAAAAAATTAGTATTGTTTACTAGTGTAGATACAGTACTGTCATTTGTATCTCTTATAACTGTTACAGTTATGGGAAATTGCAGATTTGAACTCTCTAAATCAATCTCATAATCTTTTACAAAAGGACTTGTAGCTTTACCATTGATAGAATTTTCTACAACTGGATTATGTACAGTTCCATCATTTTCTGTTATTCGTATTGATATTTTTACTTCCGTACCAGTTATATCGCCATCAGATTGAAAATTTTGTAAAGCTGGAATCTGTATAGATACTCTTATAATTTTTATTAATTGATTACCATCAGCATCTTGAACACCTGTGATTGATCTTGATACAGGTGAACTTTTTGTAACTTGAACTCCAACAGGGATTGTATTTTCTATTCGATCAGGGCCAAAAGTATCAATAGTTCCTAATGATTTTTGATCATCTGAGCCATTTCTGAAAAAAACTTCTACATCTTGAAAATTTTGATCACCATTTGCATTTTGCAAAGGTGTGTTATCTAAAAAGATATTTTCTCTATAATCAGTATTTTCTGAATTTGGATCTACGAATCCTTGTATTTCTCCATAACCTAACAGATCAACAACAGTAGCAAATTGTTTACTTCTTAAACCACCTTCTATTAAATCAGGGTCAATAACTCTGCTGTCAGGTTTTTTGCCAAATAATTCATCATCAATTAATCTAGGCATGTTTTAAATATTTATATAAATTATAATCATTACTACTTATTTTACTGATGACGAGGAAGAACACCAAGCGACTCTGTAACTTTTACATTACCAGAACCAGAAAGTGAAATACTATGACTACTTGTTGGAAATGTAAGTGTATTTGTTGTGACACTTTTTACTAAAAAAAGTGCAGGATCTATTCTTGATCCATTAAGACCTCCATCAAGAAAATCTAATCTTATTGTTTCATTTTTTACAAATTTATGATTATTTATAGTAACTACTAAAGCTGAACCAGCAGATTTTGAATAAGTTCCCTCATTGGCTAATATATTTACTAATTGAGCCGAATCAACCCCTGCACTGATTAAAATAGATCCGCTAAATACATGACCATATAAAATTGGAACGGGAACACCACTTGAACTTACATTTTGTATGCCAGAAAAATTATAGGATCCTCTTATATTTGGGTCTGTATCACCAACAGAACTTTGATTTTGTGCTGGTTGATTATTGCTTAATAATTCAGTAGCAAGAGTTAGACCAACTGTTAATAACAAATTACCTAAACCACCAGTTGTAAAAGCCAAAACAAAAGGCAAAGCATTTGAAACTACAAAATCAAAAGCATCACCAATAAAATCAAATACAAAATCACTTCCAACCGCAACTGGTATTATTTGTATTTCACCCTGACCTTTTAATGATAATAAATCTTGAGTTATTACATTTCCATTCATTTTTACTTTATAAAAATTACTTCTCATGTGGCTTTCAAAACCAGCAAAATTAGCTTTTAAAAAATTAAAAGCCTGTTCTGGTGAACTAACAGCAGCTTCAAAAGTTGACTGACCTAAAAATTTTCTTAATTTTCCATATACCTTTATTGTTTTAAGCTGCATATCTATAAACACCTCTAAGTGCTTTTTGGTATTTTAAACCATAAAATTCTCTACAACTTAAACGATAATAAGAATGATTTAAAATCATCATATCTCCAATATAAACAGCAACATGAGATGGTTTTTTTAAAGCACCGCTAAATAGTAATACATCACCTTTTTGTATATCATTATTTGTTTCTTGTTTTTTAAAATTAGATTCTGTCAATACTTTTTCAAAATATGGATTATCAGCAAATTCTTTTAATGTTTTTGGTCTAGGCCAGTATTTTATATTAATATTTTTTGTTTCTTTAAACCAATCTGTTACTACAGACCAACAATCATATTTCCCCCATATAAACTTACGGCCAATCAAAGAAGGATTTTTCCAATCTTTTGGTTCTAAAGTTATCCAATCATCAGTTTTTAGACTGTAAATATAATAAGGAAATCCAATATGCTCACAGGATGCTTTATCTGCCTCTGAAGCAATCGCTGGCCCTTGAGGATGACTATGAATAACTCCTAATATTTCTCCTGTATCTTCACATTCAGCCCAATCTTCTGGATCTAACATAAAAAATTCATGGGTTGTTTCTGCTAAATTTTTACAAGGCCAAAAAGTTTTTTCACCATTAATTATTGCTAATAAACCACAAGCTTCTTTTGGTGCTTGTTCTTTTGCATATTTAACAGCTTTAGTTTTCCAACTCATAACTAACCATTTACAAAAGTACCAACACCAATGAAATCTTGTCTGGTAACAAGTTTTTTAGGAGCACCAATACCAGCCAGATCAAAAGAACTTATTAATTCAAATTGTACTATATCTCTATTTTCTGTCACTTTTCTTTCAATAAAATAAATTTCTTTTGGCATTTCAGCAGTAGGATCTACTGAACCGACTTTATATGGATTTATATTAGATGGAAAGTTTTCTTCATCTAAAAATCTAGCTAATGTACGTCTGCGAATAACTTTTGCACCTGACAGATCAGAAAAAGGTGTTGTTTGATTTACTAATAAAAGAATAGATGTAATTGATCCAAGCAGATTAGAAAAAGCTAACGTAGGTCTTGGAAGCTTTCCTTCCCCAGAATATTTAAAACCTTTTGCTTCGCAAGGCATCCTAGTATATGTATTAGATTGCCATACAATATCTTGACTATCTTTCATGTTATTTCCAGCATGAAAAAGGTAAACAGTAGGTTCTGTAATTGTTGAATTGACATTAAAAGAAACATTACCACTTGTGGACTGTGAAGCTGTTGCTGTGACTGTAAATGTATTTGCATCTGCAACTGTTTGAATAGTATAAATTCCATCTGTGGCATTACCAGATGTAAAATCAAGAGTTAATATCAAACCAGTTGAGAACCCATGACTGTTTAATGTAATGGTTATGGTAGTTCCACTTTGAGAATATGTAGCTGTCTTTGCAACCTTTGTATAATGAACATCAGGTTTTAATTCAACAGAAAATAATTCAATAATTGATTTATTTGTTAGTTGTTGTAACTCAGGTACAGGATTAGCCATTTATGGTTCAAATACCTCTCTGAATGTTGTTGTGATAACGGCTCTGTTATTATATGGAATTTGTTTAGACCAAGAATCACAAATAAACTTTCCTTCACCAGAAAGAGTAATTGAGACATTGCCAGAATCAGTAGCACTATTACTGGTACTTACTGTAAATACATTATCGTTTGTAACAGATGCAACAGAGAAAGAACCATCTGTCGGAGATCCGCTTGCAGTTGATGTGTAATCAATAGTTAAAACATCACCTATTGCAACTCCATGATTATTAATAGTTATTGTTGCTGTTGTAGTTGATTGACTATAAGTTCCTGTTTTTGTAAAACCTTCGGCTGGTGGAGTAAAAGTAAAGCTTGCTTGGTCATTTACCCTGCTTCTTAAGAAGGCTTCTATGACATCTGCTTCAGTCTCAGACACATTAAAAGTCAGATCATATACTTTTGGATCTTGAGAAAATGGCAAGCCGTATAAAGCTCTAAATTCATAACCATCGCCAAGCCTTGAAACTTTAACTTTTGGTGTGCTTTGTTTTCTCATCCCATAAGTGGGTTGTATTGAAGGAAAAGTTGCCATTATCTATTTAATAAGCCCCCCGCTCTTTGTTCTTGAACTATTGTTGTTTGTACCACAGATGCTATAAGTTGTCCAAGTGCTTGGCCTTCTGTTTGGCTACCTGAGACAGAGGAACCAGACGCATCAACGGAAACATTCACGATGTTAGTTGTACCTCCTCCAAGTTGATTGTTTGGAATAATTGTACCAGCAACTTTTGGAACAAATAATTCTGGCCCTCTCTCGCCAACAACTGAAGCTCTTCCTACTGGTGGCCTTCCACCATTTGCAAAACCTAATCCAGAACTAAGTCCAAGATTGACAGATCCAAACTTTATTCCAGATCCACCACCTCCAGAAAATAATCCTCCTCCTCCTCCTCCAAACAAGCCACCTAAAAATCCACCTATTTTATTTCCTAAACCAGCCGTTGCTTTTTGAATTGCAACCTCTACAAGTTTTCTCTTTAATTGATTTAAAACACCAATAGCCGCTTGAGCTAATGTTTTTGTACCCATAACAGCATCAGTAAGGTTTGAAACAATGCCTTGTTCTATACCTTGACCAATCTCCATAAACTTTTCTTTTAGTTGATCTGCTTCGCTTTTTACATTTACAAGAGCATCAGCAAATTTATTAGAACCTAAAGCAGCATCATTAATTAAAAAACTTGTTTGATCTAAAGAAGAATTAAATAAATCATTAATAGTTACTTGCGATTCTATTGCTGTCACAGTTTCTTTTGAATCATTTTTAATTTTTTCAGCTTGTTCTTTTGATTCTTTTATGGATTTTGTAAGTTTATCTGTTTTTTTAATTTGCTCATCTTTTTCTTTTGTTGTTAGAGCCTCTTGGATTTTTCTTTCTTTAATGATTTTTATTAATTCTTGCTCTCTTTTTGATTCTTCCGTAAAAGGTAAAATAAATTTTTTACCAGTTTCCTCTTGAACTTGTTTTCTTGCTTCCTTTCTAGCCTCCATATCAATATTTGCTAAATTGATACGACCAACTTTATTAGCAACACCCACTCTTTCAACTAATTTATTTATTTCTTTCACAGCACTTATAGCTAAATCTAAAACGCTTTTTATCTCATCGCCTAATTCTTCCCCAATGGTTCTTGCAAGAGTGTCAATTGTATCTTTCAAAGTCGATAGTTTTCCATTCAACGTATCTGCCTGTGCAGTTGCACCACCAGCAAAAATAGCTCCCTGACTTGTCAAATTAATCAATGCTTGATTAACGTCTTTCGCACTTATTTCCCCCTTTCTCATAGCAGACTCAAATTCATCACCTTGCAATTTAGTTATTTTCTTAAGTTCATCAGTAATATTTACTCCTCTTTCCAATAACTGTAAGTTTTCTTCTTGCTGAAGTTTTCCCTTTGCTCTGATTTGTCCAAATGCTGTGGCAATTCCTGTAAGGTCAGCACCAGTAGCACCAGCAACATCTGATAATCTTTTTGTAGTATCAACAAGCTCTTCAGTTTGAAAACCAAAGGCTTTTAATCTTTTTGTTTGCTCTATTAATTCACTACTTGTAAAAGGTGTTACAGCACCGAAATCTTGTAATTCTTTTATGATTTGATTTGTTTTCTCTACATCACCAGTTAATTGTTTTAAACTCGCTCTTTGAGTTTCAAGTTCAGCAGTTTTGACAAAAATAAACCTTGCTGTACCAACAACTGCTAATGCAGCTAATAAAGGTTTTAATGCACCTACTAAAGTTCCAACACCAGCACTTGCGGTTTTAGCTGCCCTGCCTGTGTTCTTAAGTGATCTATTACTTCTATCAAGTCTGCCTTTTAATTTATCTGTGCTACTACTTAAAGCCTTTGTTTGTTCATTAACTCTTTTTAATGGTGCTATTGCGTTCTGTGCATCAACTATTAATTTAACTGTCGATTGTGCCACAGAAACAAATAACCTTTATTATATATTACCTTGATTTGGCTTTTTGTCGTTGCATTTCTTGTTTCTCCCTATCATTTTTAATTTCATAATATGCAGCCCAATATATAAGCTCTTCTTCAGATAAAGAAGTTCTAAGTTCATATAATGTCTTACCAAGTTCTGTTGCTAGGAAAAACTCAAAGTTTAGCCAGTTATCCCCTCTTATTCGTTTTTTGCTGAACTAATATCTGTATTTAAATTAAACAAAAATAATTCAATATCATTTAAAACATTTTCTGGAATGAATCTATGTAAATCTTCTGCATCTGCCATCTTAAAAGCTTTACTGCCATCCTCAAGTTCTGCAACCTGACAAAGAATATGGGTTGTGATTGTTAAAGCTTCATCTGTGCCAGCAACAGATTGTGCTTTTTTCCTATCAAATCTAGTTAAAGGTTTAAAATATAAAGTTTCAATAATATCACCATTAGAATTTTTCCATTCATATTTTCTTCTAGTGGTCATTTCCTCCTTATAGGATTCTGTAAGAAGGTCAATTGTTCTTTTTGATGCCATAATTTTGGGGTTGGTAAATTAATTAAATAGCAGATGTTATTGTGCCGTTTGTCTCGAATGTAATATTTACTTCCTGTATTTCTCCAAGAGTTGCTCCAAAAGTAGCATTAGTGATGATACCAGCAAAACTAATTTTCTTAGAAGCTGCTCCACTATCAGGGAATAATTCAAATAATGCGTCACCAGCATCACCTGTTGTATTTATGTCATCAATAAAAGCCTGATAATCAGAGTTCCCAGCGTTGTCATACAAAAGAGTTGCAGAACCAGATCCATCTATTAAACCACCAATACGGCTTTTAAATGTATCACCCATTTTTGTGGTTTCTAATGTGTCTTTTGTAATAGACAATTCCCATGATCTCAAACTGCCAATCTCGGCTTCTGTGCCGCCAGCGTTCTCAAACATGAGCTTTCCTAGATCGCCTCTAACTGCTGCCATGATTTAAAAATAATTATTTATAAATATATTAACCTTTTTCAGCTTTTTTTACATCTTTTTGTTTTGTCTTTTGATTTTCCATATATCTTTTGCATCTTCCGTCCCAATAATTTGGATCTCTTCTACCCTTTACAGCTTCGATTGCGTCCAACATTTCTTCTGTTATTTCAAGTTTTGGCATGATTAAAGATCCTCAAATATTTCAAATGTTACTCTGATTTGTGTTTGAAACTTGCCTTGTGGACTTGATGTTAATATCTCAGGCCCGATTGGTGAATCAAAAATAACACTTGATACTGTGATCCTATTGTATAAGTCTCTAAGCCGTTTGCAAATCGTAAAGTTAGCCCCTGCTCCTATGCCTTCCTCTGTAAATACATTAAGTAATACTAAACCAACAACACTATTTGTACCGCTTGCATTGCCCATAGTCTGATATGAGCCAGACCCAAAGCTAGTAACGCATTGAACAAAGCTATCTTCGGTAGTGCTATCAAATGCCATATTGTTGAATACAACAGGGATCGCAGGGCTTGAGGCTAGCTCTGTGGCTAATCTTGCCTCAATAGTGGATCTAACTGTGTTTAAATCTGTAGCAGCCATAGTTTATTTACCAAATTGACCTTTCATCCAACTTTCAAGCTCTTTTGCAATCAACTCAGGAAAACCAGCAGTTGTATCCTGTCTTGTTCTGTATCTGCCTCCCCAAGATGGTGGCAAGTTAGTTCCATAACAAACTGGCTCTGCATAAGGCAAATTATTTATAATTGTTCCGCTAAATCTTTTTATATCTGTTTGCCATGAGTTTCTTAACCTTCCAGTATCAACTGGTGTAGCTTTTTTTACTCTTGCTGTCCACTCTAAAGTCGTAGCAGCTACAAGGTCAACAACATCTTCTTCAAAAAAATCATTTATTTCTGTAAGTTTTATTTCTCTTGCCATGTTTACCTCAAGATAAGATCAAAGCTTACAGCAGTATTATTTTGTTCATTCGTTATAACTTGAATAATTTTAAATTCAACACTACTAATCACAACTCTATCTTTTGTAGTGGGTGCAAATGTAAGATCACCAGCAGATATTGTTAGCAACTTATCCTGAGATTCAATTAAATCATTCACTTGATTTTTTGAAACATTACTTAATGCACCTTTAATGGTTGTATCAGATGTAGATTCTGTTATAGCTCCTGTTGTTGTGTTATAACTTCCAGCAGTTACTTGCCTTATAGTCACATCACCACCAAGCTTTTTTAGTGAAGCACTTGCTGCTTTTTTTAGTGCATTAGCAAGACTCATAATGAATAAGCTATAACCTGACCACTTGCAAGAGTAATACTTGTGATAACACCTTCAATTTCAGATGATGCCTTCATTGTGATGCCGTTAATGGTTGAAGATCCATTTTCTGTTAGGTTTTCAGCAACAAAAGTTGCTTCTGCATCTGTCAAACAATGCACCTTACCAAATCTGCCTGTATGGGCATTTGTATCTGTAATAATTATCCCTGCTGGGTATTGGTAGCCGTAGTTCACGTTAAGACCTCTTGATTGATAAGTTTGCTCTTCCGCCTATTCTAATGCCCATGA